CCGTTCCATATGCTCGGCGTTGCAGGGGTATTCGGTGGAGCTTTATTCGCTGCTATGCATGGAAGTCTTGTTACTTCCTCACTTGTTAGAGAAACGACTGGACTTGTATCTCAGAACTATGGATATAAGTTTGGACAAGAGGATGAAACCTATAACATCGTAGCTGCACATGGCTACTTTGGGAGATTGATTTTCCAATATGCTTCTTTCAATAATAGTCGTAGTCTTCATTTCTTCCTTGCTACTTGGCCAGTCGTTTGCATATGGCTTACCTCCATGGGAATTTCTACAATGGCATTTAACCTCAATGGATTCAATTTCAATCAGTCCGTAGTTGATGCTGGTGGAAAAACAATTCCTACTTGGGCTGACGTATTAAACAGAGCTGACCTTGGTATGGAAGTAATGCACGAAAGAAACGCACATAATTTCCCGCTTGATCTAGCGGCTAAAGAGGTCGCACCAATTGCTTAAAGCCACGTCCGTTCATCCCTCTTGGGACGCATGAAATCTAGGCATGGAACGGGGTCTAGATATTGAGGTTTTATTATGTCTTCTGTCGAACTACAAGCTCGTATTAAAGAGCAAAAGGTTTTAGAGAGAGCAGAAAAACTTAAATATCGTGGCATCACTTACTACAAATCTTACAAAAATTAAATGAAAAAACTTGCACTTGTCCTAACAACCGCCCTTGTTTCTACACCTGCAATGGCTGGACCATATGTTAACGTAGAGTCTAATGCTAATTACACAGGCTCAGATTACATATCAAGAGCTACAGATTTCCACATAGGTTATGAAAACAATATTGGAGATCTTGCATATTATATCCAAGGCGGTAAGACAATTAATGCTGCTGATGGGGTTGATTCTGAGTCTAATTTCTCTGGCAAGCTTGGTGGTACTCTCTCTGCTACAGATAAACTTGACTTCTATGGTGAAGTATCTTACGCACAAGTGGAGGATGCTGACAACAATTTCGGTACAAAATTAGGAGCTAAATTTTCTTTCTAATGTCTCAACAATCTAGCACTGGCTTCGGAGTAGCGAACCCTGTTCCATACTCACCACAGAATACAGAGAAGAAAGAAGAGAAGAAAGAAGAAAAATTCGATGAAGATATTTCACTCGAAGAAGCTCTTTCAAGCTTGTGAAGAAATTAAATGAATTATGGGTAGTAGTCTTCGGACTGCTATCCTTTTTTATTTTGGTAGAAGGAGCACATCTCCAATACCATAGGTCAGAGACACCTCAATGTCGGATCTCTGACTAATTGGCTTTTGGCCCTGTACGCAGGATACCCTCTAGCCGTCTAGACGGTGGGATAGACCACAACAAATGATCAAAAAAATTTTCGTACGGAAGACAGTAAACAATACAATTTTTTTTAATTAATCATGGCACAACAAACAGACGTTGCTAATGCCAGTGGACCCCTTTGGGGCGGTGCCGCTAACGGTGCTGATACAACCACAGCAAATAGAAGAGCACTTTACTTGAAACTGTTTTCAGGTGAAATGTTCAAAGGTTTCCAGCACAATACAATTGCTAGAGATCTAGTTACAAGACGTACCTTGAAGAACGGTAAATCATTACAGTTCATCTACACAGGACGCACTAAAGCTGAATTCCATATCCCAGGCCAGAGCATACTTGGTAACGACCAGAAGGCTCCTCCAGTAGCTGAGAAGACTATCACATGCGATGATCTACTTATCAGTTCAGCTTTCGTTTATGAGCTTGATGAGACACTTTCTCATTATGATCTACGTGGTGAAATATCTCGTAAGATTGGTTATGCTTTAGCTGAGAACTATGATCGCAGAATCTTCAGAGCTATAACTAAAGCTGCTAGACAACCTTCTCCAGTTAGCATGACTAACTATAAGGAGCCAGGTGGTTCAGTAGTTAAAGTTGGTACAGATTCAAGTACTACTGCTGCTGATGCTTACGATTCTGGTAAATTAATAGATGCATTCTATGATGCGGCTGCAATTCTAGATGAGAAAGGTGTTTCAGGTGACGGAAGAGTTGCTGTAATTAACCCAAGACAGTATTATGCACTTATCCAGAACGTCGACAGTAATGGTTTAATCAACCGTGACGTACAAGGTACAGCCTTGCAGTCTGGTAATGGTATCATTGAAATTGCTGGTATCAAGATCTTTAAGTCAATGAACATTCCGTTCTTTGGTAAGTTTGGTACTAGTACTGCTATGAACCCAAGAGCTTCTAATGATAACAATGGTGATTTCATTGGTGAAGCAATGGGTGATCAAGATGCTGTAACAGCTCCTGCTGGTAACCAAAAGACTGTTAACAACTACGGTACACAAGCTAAATTCGATCACTCTTGTGGTCTTATCTTCCAAAAGGAAGCTGCTGGTGTAGTTGAAGCAATTGGACCACAGGTTCAGGTAACTTCAGGCGACGTATCAGTTGTCTATCAAGGTGATGTAATCCTTGGCCGTTTGGCTATGGGTGCAGACTTCTTGAACCCTGCTGCTGCAGTTGAACTTGTAGCTGGTGTAGACGTATCTTCCAACTGGAACGATACAGCTGTTTCAAACGCAGATTTCACTTAACTTATATTTTATACACATTCAACGGGAGTCTTTATGGCTCCCTTTTTTTTTATGGCTATTCCCACAACAGTTGACACCGATACAGAACTATCCGCAGTGAATTCAATACTGGGAGCTATCGGTCAGTCACCAGTGACATCATTAGGTCCAACAGAGACTGGCACTGGTGATACAATTAACTTTGCTAATCCAGAGATAGCATTCATCTATAACATACTGACCGAAGTCAATAAGGATGTACAGAATGAAGGTTGGGTATTCAATACCGAATACAATGTAGAGAGGCAACCAGAGAATACAACTAAATATATAACTATCCCAGCTAACGTATTAAGGTATGACTTACATGGTGATAATAATGACAGAAGTAAAAATTTAGTCAGACGGAACGGTAGGCTTTGGGATACCATTAATCAAACCTATGAGTTTGATAGCAGTGTAAAGCTTGATATAACTTGGCTTTGGCCATACACAGATCTACCCAGTGCATTTAAAAGATACATAATATCTAGAGCTTCAGTTAGAGCAGCAACTCAATTAGTAAGTAATCCACAACTTGTACAACTACTACAACAACAAGAGGCACAAACAAGAGCTACTTGCATGGAGTATGAATGTTTACAAGGAGATCATTCGTATATGGGATTCCCTGATAAGAGTACTTATAGAACATATCAACCATATACAGCACTGCAAAGATGACTAGTATTACACAGCAAATACCTAATTATGTAGGAGGTATATCACAACAGCCTGATGAATTAAAAGTACCTGGACAAGTTAGAGCAGCTAAGAATGTATTACCTGATGTCACCCATGGTCTATTAAAGAGACCTGGAGGTAGGTTGATTGGTAGTGCTTTGTCTGCTTATACAACTGACAGTAAGTGGTTCCACTACTACAGAGATGAGAACGAACAGTACATAGGTCAGATCCAATTAAGTACTGGTGAGATCAAGATGTGGCGTTGTTGTGAAATGACTATCAGTGGTACAACACATGCGGCGGGATCATCAGTTACTGTTAACTATGAGTCAGGTCAAGCTACAGCATTAAAGAACTATTTAAGAACACAAGTTGATAGTAATGGTAATCCTGTATTAACTGGTGGTACTATTACTGATGCACATCTACAAGCCCTTACCCTTAACGACTACACCTACCTAACCAACAGGAATAAACCTGCTGCTATGGCTGCAACAGTTGAGACTGTCAGACCGCCAGAGGCATACATAGAGTTAAAGAAGGTTGCATATGCTAGTCAGTATTCAGTTAACTTGTTTGATAGTGTTGACTCTGCGGATATGTTAGATGTCTATACCGCTACTCGGATAGAAGTAAAAAGAGAAATAGATTCAAGTAATTCGTGTTTAAATGCAGATGATGCTTATGAGACTGGTTCAAAAAAAGGAAGACACGCTCCAAACGGAACATTACCTGGCTCAGGAATTTGGACTGTAAGATGTGGTAAAAAATTATATGATAGTAGTGCAGGTTCAAATGAAACAGATGATAGCTACTGTCCTAATGTAGATACAAGAATCTTCTCTATTGATGGTAGTGGTGATAATTCATTTAGTGACAAATTTGATGCTAATAAGAATGATCCTAATAGTGATGGTAAAGGTCCATCAATAGGATTAGTTGTGAATGGAGGAACTGCAGCTCAAAGAAAAAATCTTTATTTTCGTATAACTACAACTGGTCAAGCTGTCCCAGAAGGTAATTCTGATTCACCAAAATATCATTGTAGATATACAACAACTTGGGATCTTTTATATGGTGGTGAAGGCTGGAGACAAGGTGATGTATTTTATATTTGGATGAATGATGCTCAGTATAAAGTAACTATTAAAGAACATAGTCACTCTAAAGTTCAGGCAAACCGTGGCTTAATTAGACCAGAACCTACATCCTTTGATACGAAAACTACAGTTACAGCTGAAAGTATTCTTGGTTCTATTAGAACAGGTATAGATAATGATCCTACTGCCAATTTTAATGATGTAGAACAGATAGGTAATGGTCTTTATATCACTAGATCTACTGGTGCATTCAACATCAGTTCACCAGTAGGAGAATTACTTAATGTATTAACTAACTCAGTTGAAGATGTAGCCGACTTACCTAAACAATGTAAACATGGTTATGTAGTTAAGGTTGCTAATAGTGAAGCTGAAGAAGATGATTATTATGTAAAGTTTATTGGTAAACAAAAAGCTGATGGCACTTACTTAGATGGTGATGGTGTTTGGGAAGAGTGTCCTGAACCTGGAGTTAAAACAACTTTAGATCCAGCCACTATGCCTATACAAATAGTTAGGCAAGCTGATGGAACATTTAAAGTTTCACAAGTAGATTGGGAGAATCGTTTAGTAGGTGATACAACAACAGTTCCTGAACCTTCATTTATAGGTAAGGTAATCAATAAAATGTTGTTCTTTAGGAACAGACTTGTCATGCTCAGTGATGAGAATGTGATTATGTCTAGACCTGGAGACTTCTTTAATTTCTGGCCGAAATCAGCTATTACTTTTACAGCTACAGATAACATAGATATATCATGTAGTTCTGAGTATCCAGCAATTGTTTATGATGGGTTGCAAGTCAACTCTGGTCTAGTCTTATTCACTAAGAATCAACAGTTTATGTTGACTACAGATAGTGATGTCTTAAGTCCATTAACTGCAAAGATAAACTCACTATCTTCTTATAACTTTAACTTTGAAACTAATCCCATATCACTTGGTACAACAATAGCCTTCTTAGATAACGCTGGTAAATATACACGTTTCTTTGAGATGCAAGCTGTACTACGTGAAGGTGAACCAAACGTATTAGAACAAAGTAAAAATATATCTAAGTTATTCCCTAATAATATAGATCTCATTGCTAACTCAAGAGAGAACTCAACTATATTCTTTGCTACTAAAGGTACTAATAAGTTATATGGTTTTAGGTATTACCAAACAGGAGAACGAAGAGTACAACAAGCTTGGTTTGAATGGGAATTAAGTGGAACTATACAACATATAGCTATGCTTGATGATGCATTATATGCAGTGGTTAAGAACACTGGATATACAATGCAGAAGTTCAGCATCAAGTTAGATGATAACTCTCATACACTTGTTGAAGATGAGACTTATAGGGTTCATTTAGATAATGCTAAGAACTTTGCTTATACAAATCTAACTTATGTATCAGATGGAGATTACACAAAGCTAGATCATACTGCTGCTGACTTTAGTGGTTCAGGACAGCTATATGCTGTTGCTGTATCTACAGGATCAGATAAGGAGTTTAATGGTCTTGTATCTAAGGTAACTACATTTGATGATAACGGTACAACTAAGGTAAAGATACCTGGTAACTGGACTACAAGTGATAGTGATAAAGCATTCAATGTTGTATTAGGTTATGACTTTGATATGGAAGTAGAGTTTCCAAACTTCTATGTAACTCAACAAGAAGGTGAACGCTTTAAATCTGACGTACAAAGTTCACTTGTTTTACACCGTATCAAGATGAGTCTTGGTCCTACAGGTGTGTATGAAACTAAGTTAAAAAGAATAGGTAAACCAGACTATGATGAAATATTTGAATCAGTTATGGCTGATGCTTATATCGAAGGTTCAGTAGGTATAGATAAAGAACAAGTTGTTACATTACCTGTATATGAGAAAAATACAAACCTAACTCTTACTCTTAAATCAACTCACCCAACACCAGCAACATTGTATTCAATTAACTGGGAAGGAGACTATTCAAATAGATATTATAAACGTGTCTAAGTACATTCACCCAATCACAAAAGAGGCTGCCATTGAGGTGGCCTCTAATTTACGTCTAGAAGACCGTAGAGAGGTCGAAGAAGGTCATGGGATAGATTCTACCTTAGCATTATTAGACGCTGTTCAGAAGCCCTCCTGTGTGTATTTCACGGTGCCTAGCGGCAAGACTGCCGGAATGGCTGGAGTTGACCCTGGTGGTCAAATATGGATGCTGTGTACTAATGCTATAGAAGAATCTCCTATCACCTTTGCTAGAGAAGCTAAACGTTATGTCGAAAGACAACCATATAAGTTACTGTGGAACATTGTTGATAAACGCAACACTGCCCATCTTAAGTTACTTAAATTCCTTGGGTTCAAATTTTTACGGGAATTAAAACATGGACCTAACCAACTAACCTTTATAGAGTTTTGCCGTGTGCTTAGGAGCCCAAGCAAGAGCAGCGAATGAACGTGCTCGAAGAGATTACGAATATAATCTCCAAAAAAGAGAAGCTGATTGGATGCAAACACTTAGTATTACTAATACTGAGAGGATTATGCATGAACAAACTATTGATTCTACCAACTTAGGTTTATCACAAGTTTATGGTGATATACAAGAGAAGTTTGGAGATCAAATAGGACAAGCTTTACAAGAAGATGAAACCAATTGGAAACAGTTCTTAGAACAAAGTAAGGGAGCTGAACTAGCTGCCTCTGGTAGAACAGGTAGATCCATTGATAGAATAAGTACATTAGATCTAGCTGAGTACTTAAAGAAAGGTTCACGTAAAGCATATGAACTAACTGAATCTAGAGAAGAACTAACTGAAGCTGGTCAAAAGGCTGCAGGAATGGCACGTGCTGAGCAGATGCAAAGCTTTGCTAAGAATGCAATAATCAAGAACCCAGATCTTGCACCGCCTCAACCTGTCTATCAGAACGTAGGAGCTGCAGCACTTATGGATGCTTTGAGTATTGCTAGTTCTGTTGCTACTATGGGTGGTCAATCAGGCTTTAAATTATGGGGAAATTAATCCATGACAATACAATACGATCCACAGCAAGTCACCGACTGGTTGACTCCTTTAGAGAAGGTCTACGCTAGGCAGTCTCGACAATTAGATACATACCACCAGCAACTCAGAGAAAGAGATAGGCAGGAAGAAGCTGCTACCTTGGATTTACCTGAGGTGTTTGCTAAGTTAGCTAATTTCTCTTCTAGTATTAAACAGGTAGTGGATGCTAGAGAGACTAACATTTCAAGTAAAGTAAAAAGTATTTATGGTTCAGCTGATGTTGATCAAAAGAAAATTATTGATCAATTAGTACAAGAAAGAGAATTAGATAAAAGTCATACTGAGTTTGTACAAAGAGTTAATGCAACAAATTTACCTGCAAAATACAAACAACTATTAACTTCTAGAAACGGTGGTAATATAGTAAGGGTTAGAAAATTACAAGGCTATGAAGCCATAGAAAATTTCCCAAGTTGGATTCAAAATCAAATAGATAAGAATATTGATGGTGCTAATGAAGATTTTGATCGATATAAAGATGATCCTGCTCAATTAAAAACTTGGTATAAAAGTAAATTACACGAAAGATTAGGGGAAGACGGAGGCTTAAATTTTTCAGATGCATTTATAGCTACTCATTTCCAACCTGAAATGGAAAGATTAGCATCTACAAAAGGATCTATTTCTGGTTTAAAATCTAAAAATGTAGTCTTTGCTATTGAGGGGGAAGCTAATGCAAAACTTGTTAACGCAAGTATATATGCATTTAACGCAGGTCAATCAAACGCTGTAGCTCAAGGAGCACATACATTAATATTAGAAGGTGTTAATAAAAGTGAAAATGTTGACTTAACTAAATCAACAGAAAATACAGCACTTTTTTATTATCGTCTAGCTAAAGACGGTCGATTTAGTAATGAAGCGTTAGCAGCTTTAAAATCTGGAGAGATAGAAGGGCACCCATCTGGTAAGCATGGTGATATATTATTTAGTGAAGCTCAATTTAAAAAAATACAACAAGGTATTAATGAATACAATACAAATTATTTAGCAGCTCATGCTACTAAAAATACACAAAATTTAATTAATTTTACAGCAAATTATATACAAGGTGGTGAGACTGAAGATGCAAAAGCTTTAGCATTGCAAACTTTTGTTTCTAATGGTGGTGATCCTAACAGTAAAGAATATAAAAGATTAGAAAATTCAAATCCGTTTGCTAATACTGCAGAATCATATCAAAATGAATCTCAATACTGGGAACGGGCTGCTATTGATGGGAAATTATTAAGTAAAGAAAACTTAGCTCTTGCTAAAGAAATTGAAAATAATACTTTATTCAATGAAATTGAAAAGAAACAAGCAGCTTTACAAAAATCATATAATGAGAATGGTTTCGATACTTATGAAAAACGTCATAAAGCTAACGGTAATCTAATAATGAAGATGGCTAAGAATAGAACATTAGGTGATAATGAAGTATTAGAAGGATTTAATGAAAGATTACAAGATGAAATTACTAATTTAGAAGGTAAATTATATTCAATTTTTTATAATGAAAATCCAAAGGATCTTCAAATAGCAGATAAAGTTGCGATTGAAAAGAAAAGGATTCTAACTGAAAAAGGTTTTTATGCTCAACCAGGTTCAGATCAAGAAGGAGTTTATACAAAAGATGCTAATGGTAATTTTACTAACTATAAAAATTCTGTAATAGGACAAGTCGAAACTTTTAATAAAGCTAATAATGTAAGGAATAGAACCAACTGGAGTAATCAAATATCAAGAGCTTGGGAGGCAGCTAAATATAATTTAGTACCAGGGGATACTATAAAAGAAAGAGTATTAAATACAGTGAACGCTGTGTTAAGTCCTCAAGATATTATAGGTGCATTTGAGAATAATAAAATATCTGAAGAATTAATTTATAAAGCTTCATTGTTTCCAAATACAAATGAAACGGAATTATTAATCGCTGCTACTAAAGCCTTAATTGCTAGTGATGAAAAAGAACATCAACAAATTGTAAAAGCTTTTAAACTTGAAGATAAATTAAACAAACTACCTACAGCTCAAATAGATTTAAAAGAAAAAGTAGAAGCCTTACAAGATAAAGATTATTCATTTATACTTGATCAGGGTTTAGATAACATAACACCTAAGCAGAGACTTAGATTATACACCAAATTACAAATCATTGCAGATGAATCAAATGAAGAAACTGCAGCAATGAGGTCAAATTAATTATGGATGAAAACGAACTTGAAATTAGTATAGATGAAGATTTACAATCTAGTCTAGAACAAATTCAAGATCTTGTACAACCAGGTTCAGCAGCACCTACGGATGCTACTACCCAACCTGAGCAAGTACAACAACCTTCTACGGAAGGACAAGAGAATAGACCAGGTGCATTAGGCTTTGCTCAAGATGTAGCTGAGAAAACTATTGAAGGACTACCACAAAACTTATATGAAGGTGTAGCACCTGCTGTTGGCGTTATAGATACAATGACAGACGCCTTTAACTTAGCAACAGGTTTCAACGTACCTAAACTACCTGAGTATGAAGACAAAGTATCTACAGCTGTTCGTAACATTTCTGGTCTAGTAATACCATCACTAGGTCTAAGAGGTATGGCTATCCAAGCTGGTAGTAAATTACAAGCAGCTGGAGGTGCAGGACCAAAGTGGTTAAGATCTCTAGGTAATAGAAAATCATTTGAATACATTTCTAAGTTTGGTATCGATATTGGTACTGGTGGCTTAGTAGATTATGTAGCAGAACAAAACCAAAAGGATGATAACTTAGCTGGTACTTTAAAGAAGTATTGGCCTAGAACATTCCAATGGATACCTAATAGTATTGCTACAACTGATGATGATTCCCCTGGGGAGAAGCGTGCTAAGAATGTTAATGAGGGTGCTATCTTTGGATTACTATCTAGTGTAGTAGAAGGTGCAGCTTACATCTCTGGTGCAGGTGCAAGCATGAAACGTGCTTCTAAATTCAACGCAGCTAAAGGTGGTAATAAGAATATTAATGACTTAGCTAAAGATGAATTTACAGATATCAAGTTCTCTGATAAACCAGTAGAAGATGCTGTACTTAGAAACTATGCACGTAAAGAAAAAGAACTTAACTTACTTAATGAATACTATATAAGTAAAGGTGAAGACCCTATTGATTGGTCTCAGTTTGATGAAGGTGAGACATTAGTTCGTACTAAAGATGCTGATGGTATCATTGGTGCTCAGGCTGATGCTGCACAGATTCAAAACAATATTGATTCTGCATGGGGTAGAATTGGAAACCTTATCCATGAAGCTGCACGTAAAGAAGGTATTGAACTAGAGAACCTAAGTAATAGAACATTAGTTAGTGAATTAACACAACAGTTAAAAGAAGGTGGGTCTTTTAGTAAAAGACTTAAATCTAATAAACTTGTTTCAGCTAAAGTAATGGATGATGCTGGTAAAAAACTAGCAGCTACATTACTACACCCACGGGTAGAACCTGATGAAATCATTGGTCTATTGGATGAATTCAAGAGATCAGTTGATGAATCTGCTATCAGAATTGTAGGTAAGAAAGGTATATCTAGTGCAATTAAGCAATTAAAAGCACAGATGATAGACCTTGATGCTCAAAAAGCAAGAGCTTATCTTGTTACTTCTGAAGCTGGACAAGTTGCTGACATGTCTGAAGGTGCTAGACTAATGGAAGAAGGTGCTTCTATAAATAGAACTATCGACTTAATGGCTGATAGATTAGAAGTACTAATGGTAGAGAAAGGTTTAGCTAACTTTGAAGCTAATTCTATGATGTCTCATATGAACGCATGGAAGTCAGCTGTTGAAACTGGTG